GTCTTACCCAACGTGGATCCATCGAGACCTAGGACCCGATGAAGCTTGGACTTCAACTCGTCGTAGGACTTGAACTTATCGGGAGACACGAGCTCGGCCAGCGAGTACTCCTTCTTCCAGATAGATTCCATCGCCGAGTCATCGTCAAAGAGCGGACCAGCCGACGCGAACTCAGACTTATCGTAGTTGCGATAACCCTCGACGTTACGAATCTTCAACTTGAAGTTAGCACCGGACCAGAGATCGAAAGGATTCATGGCGTCCTCGTCCGCGAACTGAGGATTCATAGCCTCATTCAACTTATCGAAGATCTTCTTCCCATACTTGAACAGGAAGACCTTGCCCTCGTTCTCAGGGTTCTGCTGGTCAGTGATCACGTAAACGTTCGAGATAAAAGCCAGCTTACGCTTCTGGGCGCGAGCGATCTCCTTGTCAGCCTCGATACCAGAGTTCCACAACTGACTGTTATACTCACCGACCGGATCGGGCTTACCCAACGTAGTCAAAGAGTTCTCAATGTACCACGAACCCGTCGGTCCCTTGAACCCATGCGAGAACATACGGACGAAAGGCATATCTTCATCGGGAGGTGGCGGAAGGAAACGAACCACGGCGTAACCGTTACCAGCCTTGTCAACGTTCGGGTACCAGAAACGATCGTCCTTATCGGACGAACCCTGCCCACCACCATTGATCTTGCTGAGTTCTGAGGACAACTTATCCAGCGACTGCTTGCCGGACATAGCTTTGAGCTTACTAAAATCTACCATCGTATTCTCCTGTATTTGTTGTATTGATCGTATTGCGTATGGACCCGTATCTTCGGTCCACACTATTTATACTATCACGAGTCACTAAACGTGTCAACCACTAATCTCTTAGCTCTCTCGCGATCGTACTGGACGAACGGACGATACTTCACGATCTTCTTAAGTACGTCACTCGCCACCGGATCATACTGCATCTCACGACTCCAGTACGACATACACTTGGCCAGATCGACCAAGATCACTACAGACTCGATACTCACCTCGCCACGCATGTACTGACGCAGCAGGTACGGGTGCGACTCCTCGCTCCCGATCTTAAAGTTCGAGTCAAACTCAGACTTGAGCTTACTCAAATCATTTTTAAAGAGATACATCATGCTCTGGCAACGCTTGGCCCAATCCATATAGATCTTCTGAGCCTGATCACCATACGCCATGTCCTTGATCCACCTACGCTCATCCGCCACGAGATTAGATATGATCAGGCCACGCGGGTCCTCGTGCTTGGCCAGCTTCTCAAACAACAAGCGATCCTTACGCTTGGTGAACGAGGCTGGATTTACACGAGCTTTCCCGTTGTACTTGAAATAGTCATAGGAGGGCTGAGTGAAGTGCTGCTTGAGCGCCACGTACTCACGATAACATTCAAAAGCTGACATCTTATGGTCTGTATCCATTCTCTCTCAATATACGCGCTACGTAAGCTCGTAGTCCACTGTCATCATCTAGCAGGTACGCTTGGTATAACTCCCAAGCCAAGTCCGCTTTCTTACCATACGTGGTGTATCCTCGATCGTTCAACTCACCGATCAACTCGCGGTCACTGATCTCATCGATCGAGTACTCGCTGCAGGATACGTGATACCCACGTGACTCCAACTCGTCTCTCAACTCATCGGTGTCAATGTCACTCACGTCTACTTCAACATCAACTTCTGTCGTAATGGTTACCATCACTTGTTCCTGATATGTTGGATGTACTCATTATATAAGATCTTCTCGAGAGAGTGAGCCTCGATCTCCCACGGCAGGTCCCAGTATCCAGTCAAATGAGACTCAAACACCTCACCCTTCCACTTACACTTGCGGGACCTGACGTAGTCGTACAACTCACCCTTCGCGTATTGCTTGACGTGTACCATCTCGTGGGCGATCGCCAGGAGAGTCTGCTTCTTGCTGAGGTCTCTCCTCACCGAGATCGTAAAGTCACGAGCCTTATAATTGTTATCATTCCAGTCACAATAAGCGTACACATCACCAGACATGTCCTCGTTGGTGAAGACTAGTTCTACTTCTACGTTGTGATAGAGTCGAGTGCCGAGCAGGCGATGAGCGTACCACTTCGTAGCTTCTTTGCAGAGCTTTACGTCGGTCTTCGCTGGTCTTCCCTTGGTCTTCAGATACATGGTTCACCAATATCTCGATCCATTCATATTTATATGGGAAGCCGTGCTCCCCGCTTCAGAATGTTAAGATTTTCTGCTTCGACCTGAACTTTAGACTTAAACACCGGATCTTTCTTGATCAGACCCGCCGCGAACTCTACCTCGAGATTATTCTTCTCACACCAGTAGATCACGGCGTCGATGTACTCAAGGTTCTTACTCTTACGTAGCTTCTCGATCTCCTCGTTGAAGCTATTAGCTGCTGTAACCGCGTTGATCATTCTTCTTCTTCCTCGATCTCAAAGCCACGAATGAATGATACACCGAGATCGAGGAGTCGATCCCACGCTACGAATAGGAGTGTCAGCGCCAGCCACGTCTTACCATCGACATCGGGCACCAAGCGAGTAGCGTAGGCCATGCAGATGAATGACAACAGGATGAAGATCGTGCCGACCTTCCAGTTCTTTACTTCATGAATCATAGGTAATCTCCAAACATAGATATATTATACCACATAGAGACGAGATGTACACTACTTATTGTAGAAGTCAGCGATGAGCTTATAAACTTCTGGGAACGTTTTGACCCAGTCTGTACCTCTAACTTTATCGAGCGAGTTCATGTAGGCTAAGAAAGCTTTCATCTTTGGCCTACACTCCTCGTCGGTATACGTATCGAGGTTGTTCTTGAGGTAACCCACGACGTGCTTGGAGTCGAAGCCATCGATACCCGATTGCTCGTAGATCTCAATCACCTTCTCCTTGATTGATCTCGGGAGGTTGATGATGTCTACCTGTGGAGGACTACGCAGCAGGCGATTGACGAACTGAGTATACCCACGTGGCTTGAAGAAGTTGTGGTGCTCGATAGGCGAGAAGATCGAGTAGATGCCGATGCAACACGAGATGTTAACGATCTTATCCTTGAGTCCATACTCCTCGAGCATCTCGATGTTAGCGAGAACCTTATCGAACTTAGCGGGGAAGCGAATCAGGTTATACTGCTCGTTGACACCATCGAGTGATACGCGAATGATGATATCTTTGAACTCCTTGAGCATGTTCAGGATCTTAGGATTAAGCACCGTCAGGTTGGTGTCGTACTCAATCACGATGTTCTTGGCGTGGCCACGCTCGACGAGCTTCTGAATGAATACGTCGTGTACCGGTTGGACGAATGGTTCACCGCCCGTGATGTATACGTGGCGTAGATGTGGAGCCATCTTATCAAACTGAGCCCACCAACGTGGGTCTGTGTTCCAGTCAGGCATGTCGTCGGTGTACGTCTGCTTACGACCAACGTTCTTCTTAATGATGTTGTACTTCTTCGTACCCGCTTCGAAATAATCCTTACCATTCACAGCTTCCCAATCTTCATACCACAAGCTGCTATACAGCGGCTCGCACATGATACACTTGGAGTTGCAGAGGTTACTGAAGCGCATGTCTAAGCTGACTGGCATGGTGCGGATGCTACCATCTTCTTCCATCCACTTACCAGCGTTCTCTTCAGTGAGAGACCCGATCATAGGATATCCACCGGGACGATCAGGCATGTTCTCTTTGCCCCACTCGTTCTGGTAGTAGGAGCGTACTACACGAAGAGACGTAGGGATCTCACCCTGTGTCTCAGCGGCGTCGTCACGATCCCAACATACTCTGCAGATCTCGTGTCGTTCACCTTTAGATTGAGCGAGACGTAGCTCCTTGTGCCACTTACTATTCATGGCTTCCATGATGTCGTGAGTGAGAACATTCATCACGTTCTCCTTATCATCCATCGCTACGCCGTGTGTCTCTCTACCATCGACTTTATGTCCAGTGAAGCAGCAGATCTTGAAATCGCCCGACGGCAAGATCATGATCGAAGACCAAGGCATAGTACAAAACGATTTACGATTGAATGTCATTCTTTCCCCACGAGATCTTGTTCCAGATACGTTCGTGACCGAAATAGATGAAGGAGTTGAAGATTGCTGCGAGACCCGCTACCGCTAGGCCCGCTTTCCAGTCACCCGTCACGACGTATGTGTATGTGAAGTTAACGATTGTTAAGAGGACTCGCCACGTTAGTACTTTAGCGATCGCTCTCCATTGTGTCTCAACGAATTTATTCAAGCCAGTATTTCCTGCTGTAGTGAGGTACAATGTTACGTCGTCCCTCGTTCACGTCATGTTCTATGTTGTTAAAGATAGAGTCCACCATCTGCAGGTATTT